AATAATATCTTTTTCTACTTCGGCTCGCGATTGCTTTCGGTATTTATCACAAAGAGGCTCGAGGATGGTCAACTTCTCTATCGGTGTTAATACTTTCATCATTTCTTGAATCTGCTTTTTGATAATCGGTAAATCTTTGTGCGTCATAAATAGTTTGTATTTTTTCGAGATATAAAATTGCGTCAAGTAATTCTTCTTTCAAATGCTGAATCCACTCACTCAAAGATAGGTCATTCCTATCCATAGTTGTTCCGTATTTCTTAACACCCCGCTCTTCGCGTTCGATAAATTCTGCAAATACTTTCGCTAATAGTTTACTCATTTGCTATGATATTTTCCGCAGTCGTTACATTGGTATTGTATCTGCTTCGTTCCAAGCGCGGTTATTCGTGTTTTGCTAATCTTTACATTGTTCGAGCCGCATTCGGGGCAACTTCTTTTATCGCCTGTTTGCTTTACTCCATAATTAAATTTAGGCGTATCGTGTAACCTTAATTCCTTGTGTACTTGTTCTAATAACTTAACGTCTTGCTTGCAATAGTCAATCATTCGCGACATTGACTTTTCGCACTTATGCAACACGATATCTTTCCACAAGTTGAAATCGGTTTTAATCTTTTTGCCTATCCCCAAGAAAGAAGCAATATAATCCAATCTGTTTGAGTTAAACCGAAATTGCCTACGCGATAGCTTCAACGTATCAATCGTGATGTATTTAGGGAATAAATCTATTCTATGAAACAAACAACGCGTGCGCACCCACGGCAAATCGAACTTGTCGCCATTATGCCCGACGAGTTCATCGGCTTCATTTGCGACTTTAATAAACTCCTGTAATAGTTTTTTATCGCATTGATGTTTATCCCAACTTAGCGAGTGTACTTGCTTTTCATCTTCCCATTTGTAACAAATACAAATGATGGCTCGTTCTTTAATGATGTTGGAGTAGTCGATTTTTTGTTTGTAGCCAGCCGACCAAAACAAACCGATATTGGGCGATGTTTCAATATCGAAATAGAGCCGCTTTCGTTTCATATAGGTAAATAGGTTTAATTCTCTACTTTACCAATTCGAAGTGCATTGTGTCAAATCCTTTGATTTTTCCGTAATTAAAAAATCCGTTTTGCTCGAAAATCCTATGCATTGCTTCGTATTGTGGTAAGGCAAATTGTGATTGATGCCATTTTAATTTCAATCCGTTACGCGCTGGGTCAAGGTCTATCGCTATCCCCCACGCGTGCCTGCTCCATTTTGTTTTAGAACCGCGCATTGTTCGTACGTTAACACACCCCCCGAAAAGGTCAATCCCTAAACGTTGCAGTTCGGGTAAGCCGTAATGTTGCAAAAGTTGAGCAAATGCGTTGGTAAAATTATCAGCAGAAAGTTCGTGGCATTGCATCTTTTGAACGCGTGTCTTAGTATCCCAAGCTATGCGCATCGGGTAAGGCAAAGCAATGATGGTAAAGTTATCGGGATTGCCAGCCGTTCCGTACTTGCTAATTATTTGAGCATCGGTTAAGAGTGCCACGCTATAAATTTTAGTAAAGGTTTATACAAAAGCCGAAGTACAATAAACACCAAAAGCAAAATAAGCCAATATAAGCGGCTCTTTGCCTTATCCCTATATTCTTGCGCCTTTTCTATTTGAGCGGCTAATTTCGCCTCTAATAGCCTTATACGCGCATTATCTACCACGACCGACTGAATCGTATCGCGTATTCTAATGGTTTTTACTATCTTTTTTGTAAGTGGCAACCTAAGTGTGTCGGTGTGATAAATATCCCGAATGATATCTGCTCCCCTTTCAATTAAGGTGTCGTAGCTTATTAGCGTGTCGCTTTTCGTTTGAATGATGGTATCGTTTGCGCAATACCCAGAAGAAACAACAACCTCGGCAACGGCATCCAATTTTTGCTTATCGCGTAAAACCTGCTTTACAGGATTACAAGACAAAAACAATAAACTAAGCAGTAGTATCCGCATCGCTGAAAAAGTTTGAAATAAACTTACCAACAACCGCAATAACCATGATAATCGTACCCGCTAAAGGGTGACCATTCAAAATAACAATAGACGCACCAAACGTACCCGAAGCAGCTAAACTATCGCCAAAGATTCTTATTCTTTTGGGCGTAGGCTTAAAATATTCTTTTAATCCTATTTTCATTCTCTGTCTTGTTTGTTTTGCAATTGAATAGAAAGAGCGTTCAATTGGTTAGCAATTGTGTCTAACTTTCTTGAAATTTGGTCGTCTTGCTTTTCAACTACGTGTACCCGAATTTCTAATTCCTTTAATTTTAAGGAAACCTTTACATAGATGCCAATCAAGCCACCTATAATTAAGATGGCTTGACCAGCAATAAAAATCATTACCTGTGTCATTTGTTATCTATCAAACTGAATAATGCAGGGTAATATTCATCTGTTTCAACGCTTTCTAAATGCTCCAATTTGAGGTCTGCACCCCAAAGTTCACTCACGTTGATATCTTTTTCAGCCGTGAGTAAATCTAAATGCTCTTTGTTAAAGTCAGCGATTTTTTCTTTTGGTACTTCAATCATACCATCTTTTTCTTCGCCATGCTTCTTGAAAAGTTCACTTTTGGCTTCTTCGTAAAGTTTCAGTTCTTCACTTACTACTTTGTTTAGACGCTGCAAATAAACCTTAGTTTTCAAAGACATTTTTTGTTTGAGCATTCCTTGCGTCAAAACTTCTGTCATTTCCCCTTGTTTTGTTACTCCGTTAAGTTCGTAATACAGGGCGATTACTTCGTGCAATTTCAAATTCATAATATAGGATTTTTTAGTAAATAGATTATTCTTCGATTATTTCCACATTTAGCTTGCTGGCAATCCAATCCCAAGCTACGTCATCGGTTGTCCAAGCAGCGTAATCGTCGCCTGACATATCGAGATTTCCCGAAGTTAATAGTTCGCCAACTTGGCTAACCATTTCGCCATCTACTTCAACTTCGTTTGAAGCGTAAAGTTGGTAGTTAAATACGGCAGAAGTACCCAATTGAAGATTGATACAAACTGCATTAAGGTACTCGGCTGACTTTGTTTCGCCATTTACCCAAATCGAAAGAGGACTGATTTTTTTCATTTTTATTTTATTTTAATTGTTAAGCAGGAAAACATAATGCAACATAATAAGTTGTACCACCAACTTCTACCTCTAAATAACCACTATCATCAAAAGCCATTGTATTTGATATTTTGCTACCCAATTTCCAAGTCGCGGCTGTTCCACCAGTAGGAGCGCCTGTCTTTACTGAACCTGTCATTATTGTATTGCCTGACTTGTCAACTGTAAATTGGCTTGTACCACCAACTTGAAGTTCCATAAGGTCTGCCGTAGCACCCGAAGCAGTGTTTGTGATGTTTAACTTGATAGCAGTAGGGTTGCCTGTTGTATTCCAAGTTCCTGCAAGGTCTAATAAAGAAGATGCATTTGAGCCTGTAAGAGAATATCCAGTTTGAGCAATGGCACTAACATTTGAACCTGTTGATAACGTTACTTGACCACCATTTGTTATACGCATACGTTCGGTATTGTTAGTACCAAAAATTGTACTGCCATTTTCAAAGTTCCATAAATATCCATCAGAACCATTCAAAGAAAGTTGCAAACCATCAGTAGATGTTGTTCCAGATGTTGAATTTTGTAGATGCATTCTAACCAAAGTTTCTCTATATAATGCCAATTCTACGTTTACAGCCGAAAGACCCATACCCACACTTCCGGAAACAGCCAACCCATTCGTAGGAGCTGCTGTACTTGCACTATATCCTATGGCTGCTCCACCATTAACTTGTAAACGAGAGCCGATAGTGGTAGTGCCTATTCCTAAATTACCAGTATTCGTTAATCTCATTCTTTCAGCCCAACTACCGCTAAATGTTTGAAATGCTATATTCCCTGTTGCAGTTCTACTTCCAATAACTCCAGTATTTTCATTAGTCATTGCTCCAAACCATAAACCAGCTTTATTTGCACTTGTAGTTTCCCAAATATTAATTTGAACAGTAGTATTGGCAGCTCCTTGACCTGTACCAACATTACCAGCAACTACAAATGTTGCATTTAATGGGTCATTTGCACCAGTTCCAACTTCTATATTACTACCTATTCTCATTCTCTCAGTAGCCGCATTTACCCCTGAGCCAGAACTTCCTGCTGCACTTGTATAAAATGTTATCGGCCCTCCTGCTGCATTACCTGTACTTGCTCCACCTCTGATACGGAACTCTGCGCCAGCTATGTTTGTACCTGAGCCGCCTGTGCCTGAGATTATTGCAGTTGTTGGTGATGCTGTAACCTCTCCATTACCAACATAGACAATTGCATTAGGACCATCAATTGCCAATCTTGTTAAATTTAACGGGCTATAAAATAAACCTAAAACGCCTGAACCTGCTCTACCATTTTCAATATTCCAAGCAATAGTTCCACTTCTTGTATCTGTCATTTGAAGTAGAGGAAAATTGTTACTTGACTGCACATTTATAGTCATATTTCCTGTACCTGAAGCAGTAATGTTCCCACCTGAATTAATTGCTCCCGCTACTTGTAATCCATTTGTAGGTGCTGCCGTACTGGCTGAGTAGCCTATGGCTGCGTTTCCGTTTACTTGTAATGTAGAGCCGATTGTGGTTGTGCCAATCCCTATATTCCCCCCACTTGTTATTCTCATTCGCTCAGACTCATTAGTACGGAAAATCATTGCTCTAACAGAAGAAGTATTATCATAATCAATAAATCCTCTACTGTTTCCTGATGTAGTACCAAAAATTAATCTTGATAATGCTGTACTTCCCGCTGTAATGTTTATTGCTGTATTTCCTGATGTAGATACATCTAAATTACCAAGAGGTGATGTTGTACCTATACCTACTGAACCCCCACTAGTTATTCTCATTCGCTCGGTTTGAGAACCTATTGCGGCAGCACTAACAGCAAACACCATACCATCATACCCACCAAGATTTAAGAAATTGCCATCACTTGTAGGTGCATTTGCAGCACCTCTCCAAATTCCAACATTTACAGTTGCACCATTTGCTTCTCCTAAACCTAAAATACCCTGTGCGTTACCCGTAGCAACTTTAATAGTTCCTAATACTTGAAGCTTTGCGTTAGGGGAAGTTGTACCTATACCTACGTTGCCACCTGTAGTTATTACAAGTCTATCATTTGTACCAAGAGATGAAGCGTTAGATAATACAAAAGCATTAGAATTGGAATAATCCATACCTAATGACCAATCATTATTACCATTAAAGTATATAAACTGGTCGTATGTTGTGTTATTACCTAATCTAAAAATTGTATTTGCAGATGCTTGTGATACGTGTAATAAAGCTGCTGGACTCGTAGTACCTATACCTACATTAGTACCATTATCAAAAACTTGGCTATTTCCTATTGCACTTGAACTTGTAAATTTAGGTATGTAGTTTGTAGTGCCTGTTCCAGTAACAGGATTGGTTAAAGCATTTTGTTTATTATTAAAAGTTGTCCAATCCGTAGAAGATAATAAACCTTGTTGTGAACCAGAAGCCGTCGCAATATCTAAAGTTATCGTACCACTTGTAGTAATAGGTGTTGAACCAATTGTAATTCCACTTGTAGTAGAAGATAACCCTACTGAAGTAACTGTACCCGTACCGCCACCACCCGAAGCAGCGATTGTAAAGTTAGGATACGTTCCTGTGATAGTAATATTTGAACCAGCAGTTAAAGAAACTGTTTGGTCGGGTGCGCTATTTGTGATTGTGAAATTAGGATACGTTCCCGAAGTAGATATGCCTGTTCCCGCAGTTAAAGCGACAACTTGGTCAGGTGCAGTATTTGTAATCGTTAATGTACCGCTGCTTGTGATTGGCGAACCTGATATTGAAATTCCTGTTCCTGCCGTAGCCGCTACGCTGGTAACTGTACCAACTGACCAACTTCTGTCAACGCTTAAATCTAAAGCCGTTCCGTTAATTGTTAAAGTTCTTGTTGTGGGTACACCGCCTAAAGCCGACAAAGTATAATTCGGAATATTTAAGGTATTAGAAATTAAAGTCGCTGCACCACTTGAACCTGTTGTGGTTAAACTTGTAATTCTGTTTGTATAAGCCGTATCCCAATTTGCTTGTGAAGCGGTTGTAGGAATACTATACCCACTTGCAAAAGTAACCGCTAACGTACCACTCGAAGTGATAGGACTTCCGCTAACACTTAATCCAGTTGGTACTGATAATGCAACCGAAGTTACTGTACCTGTATTTGCGTCTGTATCATTTATCCAAGTTGTGCCGTTATATTTTAATACCTGACCATTCGTTGGTGTTGTGATTGTAACATCACTTAATTGGGTAAGTGAATAATCGCCCTCTGTTGCTACGACTGCGCCTGTACGACCGAAAACCGAAGTAACGGCATCGGTATTATCATCAGTCCAAGAAGTGCTTAAAGTGCCACCATCTTGTTGCGTTAAAGTCAGCGTTTTTGTAGTTGTTCCCGATACGGAAACGCTATTTATTTTGTCGTTGTAAGCAGCATCCCAGTTTACTTGCGAAGCCGTAGTTGGTAAAGAATATCCAGTCGCAAAAGTCAATCCTAACGTGCCACTCGTAGTTACAGGCGAACCTGTTACGCTAAAGCCTGTTGGTGCGCTTAATGCTACGGAAGTCACCGTACCACCTAAAGATGGCGAAATATTTGTTATTGTGAAGTTAGGATATGTACCCGAGATTGAAATACCTGTACCAGCGGTCAATGCCACCACTTGGTCGGGTGCGGTATTTGTGATTGTTAAAGTTCCGCTTGATGTAATTGGCGAACCCGAAATTGAAATACCTGTACCCGCAGTAGCAGCAACAGAAGTCACTGTACCTACATTATAGGTTCTATTAGCACTTAAATCTTGTGAAACACCATTTATCGTAATTGTACGTGAAGTAGGAACATAACCGCTTAAATCAGGCGCATAGTTAGGAATGTTCAATGTATTGCCGACTAACGTAGCAGCACCGCTTGTTCCTGTTGTGGTTAAGGTTAAAGCACCTTGGTATTGCGGGATATTTAAGGTATTCGATGAAAAGGTAGCCGCCCCCGAAGTTCCTGTTGTAGTTAATGTGATTGTACCTTGTGCGCCAATATCGCTTAACACTTCGCTTCCTGTTCTAAAAGTAACAACATTTAACGCGCTTAAAACCAAAAATTTATCAGTATCTACCGAAGCATTGGTAACGCTTGTTAAAGTAAGATTATTAGAAAAAGTTTTAACACCGCTAATTGTTTGGGTAGTTGTTAAAGTAACGTAAGCATCCCCAATATCAGTTTCAATAATATTAGCAATATCGGTAACAGTACACTTGAACGAATAACCCGAAGATGGGTCGCCAACCAACATTAAATCGGTTAGCGTAGGGGTTCTCGATTGTAGTTCGTTTATTTTCTTATTCGCCATACTTTTTTATTAAATAGCAATATTAACTTGGATATGCATACGTTGTAGGGATTACACAACGATTTGCGGTATAGGGTAAATCAATCGTAATATCAGCCTTTACACCCGCCAATAAATCGGGGGTATCTTCGGTAAAAAACGTCAATGTAGCGTTCAATCCCTCGTCGAACTCAAAATTATTATATCTAAGTTGCGCAATGATATCTTGACAGATTTGCAATTGGTCGCTTAACACCTCGGTTTCGTTCGTATCTTCGGGAAGCATTCTATCAAAGAAATACAACGAAAAGTTCAATACAACGCTCTTTTCTTGTATGTTGCCACCTGTTAAATCAAAAAACAACGATGGGTAGATATTTTCCGTACCTCTACTTAAATAATCACTTAGGTCGCCGAAGTACACGCTTTTTATCTGCTCGTGCGCATTCGCTAAGTTGGTTATTGTTGTTACTAAATTGTTTAACGTCATTTTCCTGTTTTTGTAAGAAGATTTTTAGCTTCTTTTGATTTTTAAGGGAATATGTTTTATTCGCCACAACAACGATTTATGTTACCTTGATATTTTTCTTCAAACGTCATTCCTTTACAATTATCGTCATCACCCAACCATATTGAAGTAGTGTAGGCTTGCCTTTCGGGAATAATCGTATCGTAAGCCGTGCCGGGATTGTTGTACTCGGGAAACGTACCAAAACCGCTTCTGTCTAATAAATACTTAACCAATCTTTGTTTGTAGAACTCGGCACGCACCTTATACCTATCGGCAACGTCGATTAACTCGGCAGCACTTGGGTTTTCTTGACCCTCGCCCGATTTTCTTATCAACCCTTTATTGTAAAATTGATAACTCAATCCCATCGGCAGTTCGCTCATTACATAATAAACTAACGTAGGCGCAATGTAAGTATCTAATAAATTGCTTTCTACTTGCGTAAGGTTATTTGCAGCAATGCCATCTTGCAACCGATTGTATAAAGCCGTTCCGAGTGCTGGCAAAATATACATATCTTGCGCAGTCAAAATTTCGGGGTTAACCAACTTTTCATCGGTATTGAAATGTAAACCTGTTCTTTCTTTTATCGTGTCAACCGAAATAAATAATATGTTCCTGCTCATCTTTTATTTTTTAATAACTACTACTGCATTCCAAGTGTGCCTACATTTAGGGGAGTGTATCCCTGTATTTGGGATTGTCCACCATCCACCCGCGCGGGCAAAAACATCGTAACCCAAGCGTGCTGAAATCTGCTCAATCTCGCCACGTGTGTAAACTCTATTCAACGACATCAATCTTTGACAAAAAGGTCGTGAAGTGTTGGTATTTCTATCTTTTGCATCGGTTCTTAAATAATCCCAATTATATTCGTAACGAACTAAAAAGGTTGTTTTTACAGGCTCGGCAAGTATTTTGTTCAACGGCTTCAACAACTTACTAATTCTTGTTTCGGCATCGTATTCCAAAATATCAAGCGCAGCCAGTTTGTTTATTCGGTTTATGACTTCCGCTTCTTCAACCTCTAAAGCCTTGGCAATAT